CTGCTTCCTCCGCGAGAACGATGCGCCGTCTCTCCTAATCTACGACGCCCGTCGCAAATAAGTCGCGGCGGCTTCGAGTCGGGCCGGATCGTCGCCGAACTTGCCGAGGCCGGTGTTGCACGTAGTACAGAGCAAACCTCGGACGACTCCGGTGGCGTGATCGTGATCGAGATGGAGCGATGGCACTTCCTTCTGACATAGCTGGCAGCGGCCATCTGCGGTTGCGCGAAGCTGCACCAACCGCTCCTCGGTGATCTGAACCCCGTTGGCGCGCATCTTGCGAACCTGCGTTCGTAGTGGATCGGCATCACGACGACGACTCGCCTGAGCCTCAACGCGCCTCGCGCAGCGCCACCGATCACGCGCCTGCCCGCCGCCCTTCCACGCCTTTGTCCCTGGCCCGCAGATGGAGCAAGTTCCGACGCAAGTTGCGGGATCGACGCCGGACATGATGTGCCGCGTTGACGGCGGGCGCCCGGCCCGATCCTTTGCGTGCTGGTTGCGCCCATGCTCGCGCCGACATGGGCGGCACCACGAGTCATGCCCATCACGCATCCGCTCGTTTGGCGGGAACCCACTGAGCGGTCGAGTGACCTTACAGCGCGTACATGTCTTGGTGGCCTCCCCCGTGTTCTTCACACGGGGAGACTATCAGACCAGGACGATCCTGCCGACACGCCCGCGATCGGCGCCATATAACAACATCCCGGCATCCCGAGCGGTTTCCCACCGCCCGAAGAAGCTCGGCAGCCGCAACTGCTGCACCTTCGCCTGCGGGCCGTAGTAGGTGAGCCGACCCGCGTTGCGACCGACGATCCAGAGTTCGTCGTCAGGCAGGACGAAGTTCCCGAGGAAGTTCTCGAAGTTCTCGACCTCGACGAACCGATGGCCCTTGTACTGGCCGATGCGCCCGGTGCGGAACACCTGCTCCGCCACGTTGTCGCCGAACTCCAGGCCGATCCCGGCCAGGTGCGTCATCGCGACATCGGTGCCGAAGATCGTGACCCCGCCCCGGCTGGCCCGTGCGACCTCCAGCAGCACGGAGTCCAACTGCGCCGAGGAGAACGTCGAGGCGCTGAACACGCCGTAGTTGACGCCCGAGGAGATCGCGGCCTGCACCAGTTCGATCAGCCGCTCGACCGGAAGCTGTCGGAGCTTCTCGCGCGCCTGCCCGGTCACCTTCTCGAAGGTGCCCCAGAAGTTCGTCGCGATCTCGTCCTGGTGGTAGTCGAAGGCAGTGACCATTTCCTCGCGCGGCATCTGCGACCGCTCGTAGCGGATGATGTCGGAGAGGATTTGACCGCCCTTGCCCTGCCAGTACGCACGCTGACCGCGCAAGTCCTCGTCGATGTAGTCCGGCTCGCCGAGGCCGACCGTCTTGACCTCGATGATCTGAGGCACGATGTCCTGACCCATCGCGTCGGCCCACGCCGCGTTGAGGAGGTCGAAGGCGAACTCCTCCAACTCGTGCGGGTAGCGAGCGAAGTGGGCACCGAGGACCGGGTTCGTCTCCCCCTGAAGCCGCTCGCGGGCACCCTCGTCCGGCGCCTGCTGGACGCGAGCCATGAGGTTCAGAATCGCCTGGTCCATTTACGTGCTCCTCATCTCTTTCGTCGAACTGTCGTTTACGACTTGCCCTCGGTGCCTAGCTCTGGGTCTTGGCCGCGAACCGGACGGTGAGAACTCCCTCGTCGTCGTCGTTCACCGGCCTCCAGAGGACGACCTCGAAGATGCTGTCGATGTCCGCCTGGGCGTCCTTTGCCCAGGCGCCGGTTCCATCCTTGCCGTCCGGACGGGCACCATTGGCGTCCCATCCGACCAGATCGCCAGGAACGTAGGTGTCCGGCACGACGAGCGTCAGGTGGAAGCCGCCGGAGTAGTACGCGTGCACGTACTCGCCCGCGCCGATGTCCTGGTTCCTGATCTCGTTCGGACCGAGCGCGTTCGGACCCGTGTTCACGTCCGGCACGTCCACCGGCCGGAGGGCGATCGCAAGCTGAGTGGCCGCATCGCCCGAACCAGCGGTCCGCATGACCATGTGACCGCGCGCGTCGGCGCTGCCCGCGGGGACGACCGCAACGCCGGGGGTGACCCCACCGGCCGAAGCGACTCGATCGCTCCAGTGCTCGCCGGGGAATGCGACATCGACGTTCGGCAGGGAGCCGACTCCGGTCAGTGCGAAAGCGCCCGCTTCCATGATCGATCAGTACCTCGCTCGTCTCGTCGTTGTCGCTCTACTCGGCCTTGCTGCCGCCGCCCGGTGCCGTCGAGGCGAACAACCCCGTCACGACCTCTCGGCGCTGGGCGTCGCCGCTGTTGCCGTTCTTGCCTCCGGTGGCCTGGCTGCGGGCGATCTCCTCTGCGGAGAACTCCTCCTCGCCGTCGCCACCGCCGTCGCCCTCGTCGTCGCCCTCGCCCTTCTTGCGAGCCGCGTCCGACTTGACGCCGGTCAGTTCTGCCAACTCGTCGATGCGGGCATCCCACTCCTCGTCGGAGAGGTTCTGGGCCTGCTCGTCGATCTTGGTCTTGACGGACTCGATCTTGCCGATCTTGTCCTTGAAGCCATCGCCGAGCTTCTCCATGCGCTCGGTTGCGAGGTCGCGCTTGCGGCTCGTCTCCTCGGCCGCATCGACCTTCTTCTGGAGATCGGCCTTCTCCTCCTCGGCCTTCACCTTCTCGGCCTCGGTCTTCTCGACCTTCGCCTCGGCGTCCGCCTTCGCCTGCTCGGCGTCGGAGAGCTTGGCCTCCAGATCGGGAACTCGCCTCGACTGCTGCTCGGCGGCGAGAAGTTCCTCGTACCTGCGGTCCTCGATCTCCATCGTGCGCTTTCTCCTCGTGTGCGTCGGTGTCTTGCTCGTTTTGTCCCGGTGCGCCTTCTCGTGATACTCGGCTACTTCCTCTTGGAAGACCTCCAGGTGTGCGCTGTCATTTGCGCCCCTGGCGCCCCGAGTCCCGAAGATCAACCCGGTTCCCGTGAAGACTACGTTGCCTAATATACGACGCCCGTTCTCATTTAGGTGCGAGCACCACTGAGCGCGTTCCTTCCCGATCCCGCTGGTGTCGAAGGGCGGGAGCTTCTGGAACACCTGAGCGCACTCGGCGCAGGAGTACCACGGCGACTTGCACTCCATCGACTGCATGAGGTCGCCGGACTCGTAGTTCCGCATGCACTCCTCGGCGATCTCCGGAAAGCGGTGCTTCCAGAGCGCGAGGCTGGTGTCGATGCGTGAGCGAGGTACGGCATCCTTGTCAGGGACGAGGAGCTTCGTGTCCGCGATCAGTCCGACAGCCGTGCGCGGGTCGTGCATCACCGTCACCGGCATGAAGTTCGGCGTCAGCGCCTTGATCGACAACTCCTCCCCCGACCACATCTGCCCGTTCGCATTCGGGTTGTCCGCCTCGACGTACTGGCCGCGCAGCCACATGATGTGCTCCGAGGGCGCCATCCGTCGAAGCTGATCGGCGAAGGCGTACTCCTCGACCTCGTTCTGCCCCGGCTCGAAGGGCGACACCTTGGCGACGATGAACACGGAGTCGCCGCGCTCGAAGATCAGCGGGTCCATGACTCTAATCTACGACGCGCGTTACACGAAGGGAACGGCTAAGCATCACTCGCCTTCCCGTTCGGGCTGCACCGTCACGTTCACCACGGGCGGGTTCTCGCGGAGGGCGGTCACCAGCGTCTCCATGTCGATCTGCTGCGGCTGCGGCAGCGCCGCCGCCAGCACCCTCGCGAACTCCTCCGGATCGAAGTTTCCATTTTCGGAAACTTCCGACTCGACTTCGGGCATCCGCACCGGGAACCCCCACCGCAGGCAGGTGCTCTCGGCAGCGGCCTCATCGAACTCCGCCTCGCGGAAGATGAACATCTTGGCTACCTTCGCCCGATCGCGCGCACGGTCGCCCACGATCATCCGCAAGCCGTCGCGCAGGTTGATCGCCTGGTACTCGGCGCACTCGTGGCCGGGGTTGACCGGCACGTACATCGACGAGCCGCGCTGCTGCGGGCCTTCGTCGCTGGAGGCGAGGATCGCCCGTTCGATGTGGCTCACGCGCCCTTGCGTGTAGTCCGCGTGCTCCTCCAGAACGGCGTAGGTGTTCTCGCCGATCCGGATGCCGCGGTCGAGTTCCTCGCTGTACATCGCCGTGATCGTCTCGCCCGGCGTCCGCTGGATCACACGGCGAGGCTGCGCCGGGTCGCCGCCGTTCGAGTTCGGTGGACGGCCCGGCTGGTTGTCTTGCGGGCCACGGTTCGGCGAGTCGAAGGGGACAGCGGCCGGAGCCATCGTCTCGTCCACGCCCTGATCGAGTTCACGCTGTCGCTGCTGCACCGCGGCCTCGAAGTCGAAGCCACCGGCCTCGACCGCCCACTGTCGGGGAATGTCGCCACGGTCACGGAGCTTCAGCACGAGGTCGTTGAAGTACTGCGTGCCCTGCAAGATGATCCGGGGGAACCACACCTTCGGCGCTCCACGTGGGATGCGCGACGGGTTCCGCTTCGCCGTCTCCTTGTAGCCCGTGCGCTCGATGTGGCGCTTCAACATGAGCCGGTCGTCAGCGATCACGCGAGCGATGAACTCGGCGTCGAGCCGGGTGCCCTCGGCGTTCCCCTCGTCGTCAAGCTCGGGGAGTCGGAGCAGGCCACGAGCCAGCTTGCGGCCGATCAGCCGCCGCTTCTCGGCGTTGAGCAACTCGTCGAGCTTCGGGGTAATGACATCGAAGGTGAGCCGGTGGTCACCGACGATCACGCCGGTCCTGCTGGCGCGTCGGACCACTTCCTTCAGATTGTTCAACTCGGTTGGATGGGCCGGGCGCTGATCCGATCCCTTCTTCGCCACGACGATGAAGTTGGCGCCACCCTGAAGCAGTGCGAAGTCCATGAGGTTCAGCAGGCGCTTCGCTTCGAGGAGGGCGAAGTTCCTCGTGAGGAGAGGCCGTGGGTACTTCCACGCGCCCTTCGACCCGGTGACGCGGTGCACCATCCTCGGGTTTAGCGTGTACACGCGCCCGTGGGTAAGAATCAGATCGGCATCACTCGTGATGCTGAGCGGATCGACATCGACGGCGCCCGTGAAGATGTTGGCTGCAACGCGGTCCTTGCGCCCCATCTCTGCCTTGCGCGCTGGCGTGGTGTCCGGGTTGAAGTACTCGTCCAGCCACTCCCGTAGCCGCTCGTCATCAGGGACGTACGCCAGGGTGCCGGTCCCGAACATGTCGTTGTCGAGGACGCGGATGTTCTCCGCGGGAAGGACGCCAACGCGCGGCCACGAGATCAGGTCCGATCGCTGCCGCGTGGACCCGGCCATCGTGTACTCGATCGCCGTCCGAGTGAACAAGCTCACCGTGGTCACCTGATAGGCGATGAGCCACTCGCGGTAGAGATCACGGAGCACGCGGTCGAGGTTCATCTCACCCGCGACGCTGTTGAAGATCGAGACGGTGCGCTCGTCCTCGTGGAAGTTCTCCATCCCCTCGCCGAATGCCAGGGCGATCATGCTCTGTACCACCGCGCCCACGTCATCGTCGCGTTCCGCCAACTCCCGTGCGAGCTTGATCTCCTCGATGACGTTCGTAGGCGTCTGGTACTCGGTTCGGGCCAGCATCGACCCCTGATTCGCGGAGTAGACGCCGAACGTGGACGGCGCCCGACCGATCCCGCCGACGCTCGCCTGCTCGACGAAGTAGGTCCGTGCTGCGTCCTCGATGGCCTCGCCCGGCAACCCCGTCTCGTTGAAGATAATCGCGTGGCTGCTCGGGTCAGCGGGGGGTGCCTCCCCCACGCCAGGCGGCAGGATGATGCGACTCTCGTCAGACATTACGCTGTAATCTACGCCGGAAGGCGGCGTATCGGACGCCTTAGCCCCCGCCAGGCTCGATTTAGGCCCCCTGCGATACGATTAGGGCGTGAGGTCGGCATCCTCTCCAGAAGTGGGGTGTCGGGTTCCAGACCGACGAGCCGCCTTCGGGCGGTTTCGTCGTTCAGCAGGCGTAGAACTCGTCGATCACTGCGTCCTCCGGCTCGGCGCCGCGCCACCACCACTCGCCATGCTGTCCGTGCCCGCCGCGACCGACCCCCTCGGGCAAGTCCATCGGCTCGGTCACAAGAAGGCGAAGCTCGACCGAGAACCAATAGGCCAGACCATCATCGAGGTACGCGTCCCCCGGCTTCTCGGGGTGCATGGCCGCGCAGAGCACGCGCCCATCGGCCCGGAGCCGAACTGCCATCAGCTACCGACGATCAGTGTGTAGCGCCTCGACGCCACTTCCTCATCCTTCTCCAGTCGCCTGATCTGATCGCCGAGCTTCGCGATCACCCACTTGCACTCGCGAAGCGCCCCGTACGTGGCCGGATCGATCTTGCGCTTTGCCTCCATGATCTGCGGTCCGGTCGCCTTGTTCGGCACCTGCTGCTGCCAGCCCTCGACCTTCTCCCACGCCTCCTCCAGCGAGTGCCGGGTATGGTCGGCCCAGAGGCGGGCCTCCTCCAGATCGCCTCGGGCGATAGCCACGTCGCCGAGGTACTCCTCCAACTTTTCGACCTTCGCCGATGCCGCAGTCGGCGTCTCCTCCCCGTGGACGCCGTACTCGAACCGCGGCATCCGGAGTCGCGCGTGCAGATGCAGCAGCCGTTTGCACTCCTCGATGCTGAACTCGGTCATAGGGCGAGATCGAGCACCGGCTCGACCTCGACCTCGGCAAGCTCGGCCTCGACCTTGCCGTAGCGCCGCGCCATCGCCTCGGCGCGCATCGAGTCAAGGATGTGCAGCGCGTTCGGCTTCGACCGACCGGAGAGCCTGGCAACGGTCTGGACGCGCTGCTGCGTCTCGCCCTGCATGTCGGAGATCACTTCAGGATCGAACGGCAGTTGGTAGTAGCCGGAGTCCACGTCCTCGCGCATGTACCGGGTGGACGCCTCGATCATCGCCATGTACGTGACGTATCTCTTGACTCCAGTTAGAGGGTCTTCCTCCTCTTTCACGGCGGCGCCGTACTGGTCGCGCAGTCGCCCGCCCGCGTCCTCGACCACGTTCTCCGCTGCGACGCCGACCGCGACCTTCGAGTTGAAGAAGTAGCCGCGCGCCACATCGATGAGATGCTGCGGTGCCGCCTCGTCATCCTCCATCTCCTGAAAGATCGGGAAGCCCAGGCCGGTCACGTCCATTCCGAAGCTCCTTAGGGCACCGCCGAAGTGGTAGGCGATCGCATACAACGACTGCCGAATCTGCTTCGTTCGGAAGCGGTGCATCGTGAACTTCCGGACCAAAGTCCCGCGCTCGACCCCCTTGACGGGGGCGTGGCTGAAGATCGAGATCACGCTAGGCGAGTTGGTCAGGCCCACGTCGATTCCGCCCGTCGCGTTCTTCACGTTCGAGGGCAGATCGAGGATGTCGCCGATCTCCATGTCCATCTCGTCCACTTCCTCGACGCGAAGCTCCTGCGCCACATAGCCGAGTTCGTTGTACTCCGACTCGCGCTTCTGATCGACGCAGGCCATGAGCCGCGAGATGACGAAGAAGGCAGTTGCCGGTGCGCCCGGCTCGCCGAGGATGTTGCGACGGTAGTCCGGACTTTGCGTTCCGCCGTACTGGCCCTTCGCGAGTTCCTTTTCCTTCGCCGACCAGCCCTGCGTCATCATCTTCGTGATCTGCACCAGCTTGAAGTGGCCGCGTGTGATGTTCCGGTAGAAGCCGCTGTCACGGGCGCCTGAGTGCACGCCGTAGAAGTGGTAGGTGTAGTCGGGCTTGCCGTTCCGGTTCTTGTGCTCGCGCATCACCGTCTCGTGGATTTCCGTCCACCCCCGCTCCGGATAATCCTGCGCCTCGTCGATGATGAGGTCGGGTTGATGTTGACCTTTGACCCCGGTGCCCGTGAGACGGGGAATGCGCCCGACGATCTTAGTGCCATCCCAGAAGTCCACGCCAAACGGGCGATGTGTGAAGCCCGTCTTCTGGTTGCGCTTATCGAGCAGCGAGCGCAGCAGATGCACGCCGCTGATCCGATCCTCGATCGCGTCGGTCAGGGGTAACAGGTGGATCAACTCGGGCGCAGTGACAAGCAGGTTTTCCCCGTGGCGACGAAAGACGTGTGAGCAGGAGCGGTTCTTGATGCTCTCAGTCTTGCCGGTGGACCGCCCGCAGGCGGCGCCCGCGTTGTTCTCCGGGTCGCCCTCGTCATCCTCCATCCGGTTCAGTTCGTACTGGTAGTCGCGGACCCGATAACACCCGCCGTAGTCCATGTTCGTCGGGTCATCGAACAGAAGCTCGGCGCAGTAGATCGGGTCAGCCAGCATGGCGCCGAGGAGGATGTCGTTCTCGTCCAGCGCCCAGATGCCGTCCTCGATTCGGAGCTTGTCGCCCGCCCCAACGCCCTCGATGTCAGCGAGCGGACTCATAGCTGGCCGATGACCATCGCGCCCTTCTCCTTCGCGAACCTCTTGTCGGCCCCCTCGATCTTCTTCATCTCCCCCTCGGCCCATTCGACGACCTTCTCCAGCGTCTCGACGCCGTGGTACTGGCGATCCTCACGGTCGCCGTTGCGGAACAGACGCACGCGCCACCGCAGGCCGTTGACGAACGCCTCGTGCATCTTGAAGCGCCGAGAGATGTGAACCCCGTACTGCCGTCCGGCCTTCTTCAGCGTCGCGATGTACTCCTCGATCGAGTACTGCCCGCCGCTCTCGCGGGTCTTCTTGTCGATGCCGAGCGCCTTCTCGATCTCTCGGACCTCCTGCGTCGCCTTGATGAGACGCTGCTGCGCCGCGTTCTTCGTCGCGTCCTTGACCTCGACCAGCGCGTACTCCCCGGTCGGAACCTGATCCGAGTCCAGCACCGGCTCCATTCCGTTCATCAACTGCTGCGCCCGGTAGACCTCCAACTGCTGCGAGAGCAGTGACGAGAGGAGCGCCAGGTCGTTTGTCTTGACGAGATTGTAATCCGCTATGTAGCTGTCGCGGACCGACTCGAAATACTCCAACTCGTCGGCGCTTCGCAGGAACAGATGCCCACCTGCCGGAAGGTCGGCCTGCCAAATGTTCTCGCCGAAGCTATGACTGCCGTTGTCGCTCACGACGCCGCCTCTTTCTCATCTTTGCGTTGTGGCACGCGCGACATGCACGGCCATTTCGGTGCCTAAGCGTATTGGCCTCCGTGTACTCATGACCCCGCAGGCAATGCGTCTGCTTCGGTCTAAGGGCAACCGCTCGGGCGATGTTCACCTGCTGCGTCACCGCTTCGCAATGCTCCGCGTCCTGACGTACACACGCACGATTTCTGCACACATGGTCGATCTGCTTCCCCTCGGGGATCGGACCTTTCAGAAGTTCGTGGGCGACCCTGTGCGCATACAGCGTTTGTCCGGCAACTTTGATGACGCCATAGCCGTCCACCTTCGCCCCGGTCCACAACCAACAGGAAGGGGTCTTCGTCACCTTTGCCCAGAAACGGTCAGCTAAGTCCATGCGCCTGCTCCAACTTATCCAGTCGCGAGTCTTCACCACGATACCTGCGCCGCAGGTAGTTACTGGCAGCCGCGCCCATCGCCGTGAACGCAAACTCCAGGTTCTCCTGCCGGAGATTCCGGAGATGGAGTCGGTCCTTGCGCCGGACGCCGCGCGTGTGCTTGCCGTGACAGTCGTTCTCGGTGAACCGATCGCAGACGCGCAGTGCGTTGTCGGGATCGAACTGCTCGACGACGCTAAAGCCGTTGGCCTTCAACCACTTCCGCTCGACTACGTGATGCGGATCGAAGCTGCCAGCCTGCCCGCACCGAGCGCAGACTTTCTGCGCCTTTGCCGCCGCCTGAAATCGTCGCTGGGCGTCGATCTCGGCCTGCTTGATGATGTCGTGGGCTTGGCCCTGATGATTACGTCCGCGTTTCGGGGGTGCCGAGCCTTTGCGCTTCATGCCGCTCCGGCTCAGTGGCTTGCGGGGTTGCTCGCGCTGCTTCTTCATCGCCTTCTCGCGCGATCGCCTGCGCGATTCCTCGCTGAACCCTGACCGTTTCATCGCCCCATGAAGTCGGGTGGGAGCGGGCACCCCTTTCCCCGGCGGACACAGGGATGGGCGTTCGCCAGTGGGTCGCCGCCAGCCCGCCACATCGCCGCAAGGCCACCGATGAGAAGCGCGCCCCACGCGATCAAGGCGCGGGCAGCCACCACTCGCCGTAGAGATGCTCGATGAGCTTCCTGGCGAACCATTCCGCGTCAGATTGCTCGAACGGTCGGACGCGATACACGACGACATCGCGTGTCGGGCGGAACCTCCGGCGCTCGCGACGCATCCAGTAGCGCCGAAACTCTGCGAGCGTGGCGAACCCCTCATTACGAAGCGACTCCTCGCTGATCGCGCCGAGCGGCTCCGTCCGCCGCTCCTCCAACACCATCAGCTTCGACTCGTACTTGCCCCGCTTCTCCATGTATGCCACAACGGGCGTTGGGGGTTCAACGAAGTGCAGCCCCGACACCATGCCGGACGCGGAACGGAACTCGGTCTTGCGCCCGCGCGCGACGAGCGGGAAGTCGGCTGCGGGCACGCGGAGAAACAGCGTCTTCGCATGACGCTGTTTCCAGGGCTTCGGCCCGCGCGACCCGTCAGACGCCATGATGCTGCTTGGCGAGCAGCATCATCAACACCCGCTCTTGCTCGGCGCCGATCCGACAAAGGCCAGTTAGCTGCATCTCCTCCAGGGAGCCACTCGTCTCATTCGCTCGGCTGAGCGGACAGGCGGTGCAGGTGCCATCGGGCATGTCCTTCAGCGAGCACGATGTCCCGCAATCGAAAAGGTTGCCCTCACGGCGGACCAACTCGCCTAGCCACTCCCTGAGAACAGGGACCGGCGTGGACAGGTCGATCGGGCCTCTGACAGTGCTCGGCCTCGTCTTCGCCACGGGGGACTTCTCCTCCATAGCCGAGGATGATTGCACTGCGAACGGATCGACTTCCGGTGCAAGCGCAGATGCGGCGGCGTCTACGGCTGCGGTGCCCCAATCGGCTCGAACAGTCACGCCCTCGATCTCTCGTCGCTACCAGTCAACCCGATCACCCTATCACCGCCAGGGGCGGGTCCGCAAGGTCGATTCAAGGATCGGCCCAGGCGGGTCGCAAGATCAAGTCCCAGCTTCGTCTTCCTCGGTGTCCGGATCATCGAGAAGGGGGTGCACCTGGGCGCAATCCACAGCGGCGAAGTGCCTGCGCTGGAGCGCCCGAAGCTGCGCGATGCGCTCGCCGACGAGCGCATGGAACGTCGCGCGCGGAATGTCGGGGAAAAGCGCGGGATCGATCGTCCGCTGATTCTCGATCTGCGTCGCCATGAACTCGCGCAGTCCCTCGCGGAGCGTGTTGCCGGAGTTCTCACAGGAAAGGCGCTGCCCGGCCCTGATCTCGAACAGCGCCTTTTCCGTGTCGTGCTCGCGGCTTTCTGAATCCGCTCGCTGCTGGAAGTAGCCAAGCAATGACAGTCCGGAGATCATTAGCAAGAGGGCCAGCAGCACTCCCACGAGCACGCTCCTCGATCTCTCCCGGCGATCGACGATGACATCACCATCGGAATCGCGCACATAGCGCGTCCCAACAGAATCGCTTGCGCTCGGAAGTTGTTTCTCCTCAGTCACGTGTTACCTCCCCCGCCTCGGGCGCCGCCCTACAGCCGCGTGACTACCTGCGAGACGACAGCGATCGTCATCAGGATTATGGCGACGATGAGCGCCCACATCGGGGCTTCGAGGATCGCCTCAATGCGGAAATACGACTTTGAGTGCGACGGGATTCTGCTCAACCTGATCCGCCGTTCTCTTGCCGCCGTTCTTTCTGCGCTACCTTCAGGGCTTTCGTCTCCCGGTCCTCCCGTTCTCTCAGAGCTACTTCGACAGGCCCGATCCTGAAGTTCTTGCCTACCGTCACGCCTGCTCCGATCAGGACGAACACGAAGCAGATTCCGGAGATTACGGTTGATGGTTCGATTCGCAGTACGACGCGGACGAGTTCCTGCTCCAACAGGCCCAATAGCCCCGCCGTCAGCAAGACGAGTTCCGTAGCTCCAACTCGCAGTCGCATCCATTCGCTCTCCCTCCTAATCTACGACGCCGGTCGGCTGTTCCGTGTCCGGGGAGTCCGGAGCGCGACTCAGGGGGCCATTCGCGACCATCACGCTTGTCGAGACGGCGAGGTAGAAACGCCCGCACGAGCATTCCAGGCATCGCGCGATCGGCACGCGCGGCTCCTCGCCACAGGGACATGCGATCACCCTGACGGCCGTTCCATCGTCCTCGACATCCTCGCTGAAGAACGAGTCCGGCACGCGCCGGTCGAACGCACGATCCTCACCCGCGACAAGCTGCGGCACCGCCCGAATCAGCTTCAGCCAGTTCAGGCGAGAAGGGACGATCCTCCCTAGTCGATCCCGGCGCCGACCATCTCTGTCGAACCCACCGCCCTGCGCATCTCCGCGCCGATCGAGCGGGACTCGATCATGGAGAGGAGCTTCCCGCGGGTGAAGTCCCCCGCCCTCTGAAGCTCCAGGCTCGGCCGCACCTGCGCGTCCCGGCAGATTGTCGCGGCCTTCGCCCGTCCTACCCCTGGCAGCCATGTCAGCGCCTCCCCGACCGTTACGGTCGCTAGATAATCAGGAACGTCCGTTAGGAGTTCAGCTAGGGACACTCGCCCGCTGGCGATGTCCCGCTTGACCCGCGACCGACGCGCTCTGACTGCGTTGGCCTTCCGCAGCGCCAGCATGCGCTGCTCCTTGATTGTCGTCATCGCTGCTACCTCCGATGTACAACTCGTAGAGTGAGGAACGGTGCATCCCGAGGAGATCGGCCAGCCGCTCCATGCTCGGCTCTCCGGCCTCACGCGCCTGGGCGACGACCTCAGCCACCGCTCCCTGTATGACATCGCCTTCGTCGCTATGACGCTTGCGACGAGCGCCGAGGCGCCGCGCCTTCTGTTCGATCTCTGCTGTCGTCATAGCCTGGCTTCTCTCCTGACTCTGGGGCATGTTTCCCGGTGGTCCCCGTGGCCGTATCCAATGTGGCCCGCGCCCATGAGCGCAACCGTGTCCGGTCGGTGCTGGGGGTCTGGGAAGTAGTAACGGTGGTCGCCGGTTAGCTGATCCGCCCTCGCGTCGATCGGGAATCGCTCCCCGCTCTCATCGGTGACGAACCGCACCGGCAATCCGCAGTCACTACATGCCGCCATCGTCGGGATACCCGACAGTATATCTGGGGGAGACTACGCGGGCGGGCCGCAGACGATCCCGCCCGACGCAGCCAGACAGGAGGACGAGGGGCTAGCCCTCGGCCCGAGACGCTGCGATCGCCTCGCGATCCGCAGCGGCCCGCTCACGGCGCCGATCGATTTCCGCGCCGACACGCCCGACACCAAGATTCGGCCTCGGGCCAGGCACCCGCTCGGGGTTCGCGGCCCTCCCGAGTCCCGGCTGATCCGCCACCGGAGGCGGTCCGGCCACCTTCGGGTTCGTGGCCTCCTGGGGAGGCCGCAGCGGGCCGGGGGAAGACGCTGACGGCGCGGCGGCGCTCTCGGCCTCCGCGACCGCCTCGGCAAGCTCGTCCTTCGTCATCTCTGACCGGCCATCGATGTCGAGGTCCGAAGCGCGCTCGTAAAGCTCGTCCTTCGTGTACTCGTCTGCGAGGGCTGCGGGGTCGGTCATCGTGCCTCCAAGGGGGTCGCCTGCTCCCTCCTAATGTACGACGCCGATTGGGTTTCAGTCGCCGCGCACGAGCGCGAGCATGTCCGGCATCCACGACATGCAGATGCGACGATATTCCTCGGCGGCAGCGCCACTGCCGTTGTAGCGGCGAAACGCCTCAGCCGTCCCGAAGGCATCGCGCAACAGTGCGAGATCGCCGAAGCAGACGCGCATGTGAGCCACGGCCGAGGTCAGGTCATGGGAGATCGCCTCGACCCGAAAGACCTTCTCGTACCACGTGGTCTGCGTCCAGTGGACGCCGTTCATCTTCCCCCACGAGTCGGCGCGCAACGCCTTCAGAAACGCGCGCCCGCGGTCAGGGGTCACACGGTCATGGCAGTACGGCGGACGCCCCCCCTGGCTGCCGTGATCGCACCCGAAGATCGCACGCTGCGGGAGGCCAGTCTCCTTCTTCAACACGACCAGGCACATCGCCCGAAACGTGTTGAGCGGGAGGTCGTTGTCGTCGGCCGCACGGTCCGCCTCGATCACAACTCGGAGCGGCTGACGGAAGTTCGCCTTCTCCAGCCGCCGAATCAGCCGGGCATCGCGACGAGCCTCCTCGATGCGCGCCTTGCGCCTCGCAACGCGCTCCTCGATCCGTCGCAGCTTGGCCTTGTCGTCCCGCTGCTCCTGCCGGAAAGCGTCGAGTTCCTTCTCCGGGCTGGCCGTGATCGGCGTCACTGAACAGGAGGTACTTCTCGCCGCACTCGCTCGGGGTCATACGCGGAATCGATGTCCGACTCTGCGATGTCATCCGGCTGGCTCAGGAGAAAGTCGCCGTCCGCCTCGGGGACTTCGAGCAAGCCACCGGCATCCGCCGGGTTCTTGTCCGCCTGCATCAATGCGACGACACCCTCGATCTGCTTCGTCTCCCACTTCGCCCGGCCGTCAAGCCACTTGTAGGCCGTCGCGACCCCCGCGCCGAGGCTGGCAAGGAAGACCGCCGTGACCTCGGTCGAATCGACGTGTTCAGCGATGAAGGGCAGATGGTCGATCAGCCACGCGTTCACCGCAGCGACCAACGGCAGGACGACCGGCGTCAGGAGCGCCACCGCCCGCGCCGGGGGGAACTTGTCTCGCACGTGCTGCCAGATGTCGTTGAAGCTCATGATCTCCTCCTAGTTGGGCAGTTGCACATTGTCGTAGACGCCGCCAGCAACGCGCCGCAACGTCTCAAACCGCTGCCGTCGATGCTGACCTTTCCAGCCGTGTTCCTTCGCGACCGCTCGGATCGACTTCGCTCGCAGCGCCATCCACATCCGCCACTTGCGAAGCTGCTTCTTCTCGTAGCCCCGGAACCCCTTGAAGCGCGCCCACCGAAAGCGGTTGAGATAGGCGCGCTCGTCGTCGAGGAAATGATCCTTCTTCCGCAGCGCACGCCAGGTCTTTGCGCCGATAACGCCGTCTGGCTTCAGCCCGTGTACGGCCTGAAACTGCCGAGTCGCGCGCTTCGTCATCTTCCCGAAACTGCCATCTGGGGTTGGCCGCTCCAGACCGAGGTTCCACCGCTTCAGATGCTTCTGCGCCCGACGCACGGCACCACCCTTGTCGCCCCTGCGCAGCGTCGGATACGGGTCGCGGTACACGCCGTCTGGGCCGGGGTCTTCGCCATGCCACCCGCCACACCACTTCCAGTGCCAGGACTCCCACGGAGCGTCTGAGCAGACACGCCGGAAGCCGTACTTAGCTCCGTATCTATCCAACAATGCGCTCACGTAGGAAGGCACGTCGAATGCCCAACCGAGGCCGTGGTTGGATGTGCCGGGGACCGCCGCGTTCTGGCACAGGCCGCGCCCGCACCAGTAGTTGCGCCAGTACTGCTGCC